CCAAGATAGATTCATTGAGTATGTAAATCGATACATGGATGAGTTGGATCTACCTCCAGACTTCCCGCCCAAGTATACTTTTGAGCAGTATAGAATCAAAAAGTATCAGATGAAAATCGATGAGTTTAAAGATCATGTGGATGTACAAGATCACTCTTCTGCTCGTAGGTTCTTAGTCTGCTTCTTGTATCTGAATACTGTCGGCGCTGGAGGGACCACTACGTTTCCTAAACTGGGACACCAAGTCGAGCCAAAGTGTGGTAGAATGCTTATGTTTCCTGCTAACTGGATGTATCGCCACTCAGGTGATCCCGTCCTAGCAGGCAAAAAATACATTGTTGGAAGTTATCTTCATTACCTATGAGCATCGAGCATACTATTCTCAACAACCTTGTCTACAATGAAGAGTATGCTAGAAAGGTGACTCCCTTCCTCAAGAAGGATTATTTCACCAGTCGTGAGTATGGCATCTTGTTTGAAGAGGCGTCAAATTATCTCATGACTTATGATGTCTTGCCTACACCTTCTGTTTTGTCTATTCATGTAGACAAGAGAGACGATCTTAGTGAGGATTCTTTTAAATCTATCACACATATCATTAGTAATATTACTGATGAAAAGAGTGACACCAAATGGATTCTTGATACTACAGAATCTTGGTGTCAGGAGAGAGCGATTTATCTTGCTCTTATGGAGTCTGTGAAGATTGCTGATGGACAAGATAAAAAGCAGGACAAAGGTGCTATCCCCCATATCTTATCGGAAGCACTTGCTGTATGCTTTGACAGCAATGTCGGTCACGATTACCTAGATGATGCAGAGTCTCGCTTTGATTTTTATCATAGGAAGGAAGACCGTATCCCATTTGACCTGGAGTTCTTTAACAAGATCACCAAGGGTGGTTTGGTAAACAAGTCTTTGAATGTTGCCCTCGCTGGCACTGGTGTTGGTAAGTCTTTGTTTATGTGCCACGTTGCAGCAAGTGTTTTGTTGCAGGGGAAAAACGTTTTGTATATTACCATGGAGATGGCAGAAGAAAAGATCGCAGAAAGGATCGATGCCAATCTTCTAAACATCAATATTCAGGATCTTGCACAACTTCCCAAGGTAATGTTTGATAATAAAATTAATAACCTGGGTAAGAAAACTACTGGCAAGCTAATTATTAAAGAATACCCTACGGCATCTGCACATGTCGGACATTTTAAGTCTCTTCTTTCTGATCTTGCTCTTAAGCGGTCTATTAGACCCGATATTATCTTTGTGGATTACCTCAATATCTGTGCTTCCCAAAGATATAAAGGGAGCATTGTCAACTCTTACACCTATGTCAAGGCAATCGCTGAGGAGCTTCGTGGTCTCGCGTGTGAGCACAACGTACCTATTGTCAGTGCTACGCAGACCACTCGTGCAGGTTACGGTAGCTCTGATGTTGACCTTACTGACACTTCTGAGTCCTTTGGTCTCCCTGCTACTGCTGATCTTATGTTTGCCCTTATTAGCACGGAGGAGCTTGAGGGCATGAATCAGATCATGGTCAAGCAACTGAAGAATCGATACAACGATCCTACCAGCAACAAAAGATTCTGTGTGGGTATTGACAGAGCAAAGATGAAGCTGTATGATGTAGAGCAGTCGGCACAAAAAGATTTGGTTGACTCTGGACAAGACCATGGGTCTGCTGATCAGCAGATCGACCTAGTAAAGAAATTCACAACTAACAAAACATTCGCGTCCCTTAAGTATGATTGACTTCCTAAAGTATGCCAAATTCGTCAATGCCGTCACGTCGGAAGAAAGCAAAAACTATCCTAGTTTTGCCGCCCGTATTCAAGACCTCGCGGAAGATGGTGTTTACACCGAGCGACTGCTTACTGCTGCTGTAGGTCTCTGTGCAGAGTCTGGTGAGTTTACCGAGATTGTAAAGAAGATGGTCTTCCAAGGTAAACCTGCTAGTGCAGATAATTATTATCACATGAAGCGTGAGTTGGGTGATATCATGTGGTATTTCATGCAAGCATGTATGGCACTGGATGTTTCTCCAGAAGAGATTATTGAAATGAATGTAGAGAAACTGAGTGCTCGTTACCCTGAAGGTGCTTTTGATGTCCACTTCTCTGAAAACCGTAAGGAGGGAGACCTTTGAATATCATTCCAGACTTCATTGATGCCTTTGAAAAACTAGGATGGGATCCTGAAGATGACATCCAGATTGAGATTGGTGGCACCTCAGTCTATGAGATTGATGGTGCAGGCACCAAGTGGGCACCTCTCAAAGGCACTCGTAAATATAACAAAGATGCATTTATTGTAATCAAAAACCGATCACGAAATCCAACTGTCCCCTCTATTAACGATGACCCAGAACGACTCGCACACCATTCCAAGGTGGAAGCAAGCAAGCAACAAAGCGATAGCGGAGAACCTGCTAACGAGCATAGCGGAGCTTCTTGACGGAAGATGGTATAGGACTGAGACCCTCGACTATACAGGTAAAAGGACTCGACGATACATAATCGAGTCGGATATTATTGAAGAAGATGTTTCAACTGAATCAAAATCCGAAGGTGAGACTGGAGAAAGTCCTTGAGGACAATCTCTATATTATCGATGATTTTTATCAAAACCCAGAAGAAATTGTTGACTGCCTCTTGGAAGTAAGTGGCAGTCTTTCTTTATGGAAAGAGAATCAAAAACCTCACTACAATGGAATCTACTTTGAAGACAAGCGACATAGTTATCATGATCCTGATTTGATACCTGCTTACGAATTACTCTCTCGTCTGTGTGGACAGGAGAATCTAGATGGTCCCGATGCTGTGATGACTAATCTAACTAGATTCAAGAATTCAAACTTCAACGACTATAAGAGATGTTATTGGTGGCCACATATTGATCAAGGATACAATGGTATTGTTTATCTGAATCATGATGATGAGTCTGGCACTAACATGTATCAACCTTTATACTCTCACGAACCTCCAGATATTCCAGAGCACTATCAACCCTGGAGAAGTAAGCATTACTATGAGGTTGTTTACGAGATCAAACCAAAATTTAACAGGATGGTTTTATTCAATGGATACATTCCGCATGGAATGAATATCTGTAACGATAGATATTTCTCTGAAGACTATAGATTAAATCAAGTATTCTTCTTTAAAGGATAAATAGTCAAAAAGGGCATGGCACGCAATACTGACTTAGCAGATGTTAATGAAATTTATTGTGCTTACTATCTAAATGGTGAGAAATTTCCCGACTCTGCATCTGAATCTCAATATAACAAGAAGTTGGCTATGCTTTCTGGAGAGCAAGGGGCACAGCAGATTGGTCGTGCTATCGTCATGGGAGATGAGTTCTTGAAGTGGGCAAAGGCAGAAGGATATACTGGAGTCAAGAATGTATATTGGACTGCAAGACCTGGATTTTCTTTCAAGGCAGTGACTGGCACAGATGTCGATCAGAAAAAGAATCCTACTGACGTTTTAATTGAATTCAACCGAGGTGGATTCTTAGGATTATCTGCTAAGTCAACATCAGGTAAAGGTGATATTGGTTTTAAGAATCCTGGCGTTGGCACAGTAGAGAGGGACTTAGGAATCAAACTCAGTCCTATCAATAAGACAAAAGAAAAATTTATTGTAGAGAGTTTTAAGTTACCAACATCGGCATCTAGCAGAAAGTCTGCAATCCGAAGAAATAAAGCAGTGCAAACACAGACTGATAAGATGGGATCTGAAGTCTTGAAAGAGTGTAGAGATGTAATGCTCAAGAAACTCAATACTCTACAGTTGGCAAAAAGAAGAGAGTATATTACCAAGAGTTGGATTGATGCTAGTCAGGATCTATTCCCACCTTATGTAAAGGTTACTGGCAAAGGTAGAAAAGCACCCTATACTGCTGATGTAGAAGATCCCCTAAACAATCCAAAACTAAAAGCAATTCTTTCTGAGAAGATCTCTTTTGAAGCGGTCGGCAATGACTCTATCGGTGTCAAGGCAGGATCAAAAAAGATTCTCAAGATGAGATTCAAGTATGAATCTGAGAAACTTGCAAGCAGTCTTAAGATGTCTGGGGACCCCTGGTAAACTGTCACAACCCTATGTGCGACTCGACTTTGACATGCTATAATAGTGGTATAAACACGAGGGACATGCCCAACAAACACCTTGAGCATCTGGAAGATTCTATCTTCGATGGTCGTCGTGCAGCACTCAGTGCTCTGAAGCAGGTTGCTTTTGGCAATCGCATCAGTGTCAAGTGGGATGGTGCTCCTGCAATTGTTTTTGGCACCAATCCTGACAATGGTAGGTTCTTTGTCGGCACCAAGTCTGTCTTCAACAAAGTAAAGATCAAAATCAACTACAGTCATGCGGACATTGATCAGAATCACAAAGGCAATGTTGCAGATATACTTCGTCTATGTCTTGATCACCTTCCTCGTATCAGTGGTATTGTCCAAGCTGATTGGATCGGTTACGGTGGCGGGCGCATTTATTGCCCTAATACTATTGAGTATCGCTTTGCCTCTCCAATTAGTCAAAAAATTATTCTAGCACCACACACTTCTTACAGTGAAATTTCTCCAACTGCTGTCGGTAACTGCGGGGTTGATCTACCTTCTACACAGGATTGCTTCTTCGTAAATACTAACAATGCAATTCTGACATCAAACTTTGTGCTCGATGCCCTCAAGATTCTGCCACAGATTCCTACCTGCAGAGTTGCTCATGCAGCACAACTGAAGCAACATATCAACAAATTTGTCCGTGCTGGATCAGTCCCTTCTGCTGGCGTATTGTATACTACGCTTCCTGCTAAATATAAGAGTGATGTCAATTTGCAGACATTCCGCGTTTGGGAAATGATTTCACAACTGAAACAGCGTCTACTTGATGCGATTGTTACTGATGGAAATGTTGAGTGTTTCATTGACGGGAAGACATCTTCTCATGAGGGGTATGTAATAATCTCTGATAATCCATACAAAATCGTAGATCGACTGTCTTTTAGTAAAGCAAACTTTAATCTTAGTAAAAATTGGTAGAATGAAAAGTTTTAGTGCTTTCCTAACTGAAGCCGAAAAATCTAGAGCGTCACAAGATGCAGCAACCCTCGGACTCAAGCACGTCGGTTATGGCAACTATGCAGACCCTAGTGGAAATGTAACTCACAAGTCTGTTGATGGCAGACTAGTAAAACTATCTCCTGCAGAAATGCAGGCACAAAAAGCAAATGGATCTGGAGAGGATACTGGAGAGACACAGGCAGCGCAAGATCAAGGCTCAGTATCTATTACATTTGGAAGATTTAATCCACCTACTATCGGGCATGAAACTCTAGTCAAGAGAGTTGCCCGAGAAGCGAAGGGTGGAGAATATAGAATCTATCCTAGTCAGTCTCAGGATCCTAAGAAAAATCCTCTCGGTTTTGCTGAGAAGGTAAAGTATATGAAGATGGCATATCCAGATCATGCTGATGCTATTCAGTCTGGCGATGCTCGCACTATCTTTGATGTCCTTACATCTTTGAATGATGAAGGATACAGTGAGGTAAAGATTATTGTTGGTGGTGATAGAGTTTCTGAATTCAATTCTCTAGCACAGAAGTATAATGGTAAACTCTATGAGTTTGAAAACATTTTAGTTGTTTCTGCTGGTGAGCGTGACCCTGATGCTGATGGTGTAGAAGGTATGTCTGCATCTAAGATCAGACAGGCAGCAGCGGAAGATGATTATAAGTCTTTTGAAAAGGGAATGCCTTCTGGATTAGGTCCCAAAGAAAGATTGCGTCTCTACAAGACACTTCGCTCTGCTATGCAGGTAGAAAGTTTTGGTGACTTTTGTGATGCATCTTTTAATCTGCACGAGATTGCTCCTAAGTTAGATCCTGAAGGTCTTCGTGAAGCATATTTTGAGCAGAACTTATTTGAAGTCGGCACCTTTGTGGAGAATATCAACACAGGTGTGGTCGGTAAAGTTGTAAACCGAGGCAGCAACTATATCATCTATATTGATGAGCATGAAACTGTATTCAGATCTTGGTTGAAGGATTTGGTTGAAAGAAATGATATCAAATATTTCGACTTCACACCTGCTGGTGAGATGGGTACAGATAAACTTGCTAACTATATGAGAAAACTCACCCCAGGTGAATTCATTCGTAAGAT